TCGGCCCAGGTATCAATGCCGCTGTACTTGACGCAGCCGTGAACCCCGCTTTCATGGAGTTTGAAGTCTTGTCGCTTTGGCCTTTTATATTTTTTAGGCGCAGACCTATTTCGCCTAATTTCTCATCGAGGTTTTCAAGGCTTTGGTTTTTACCTACCTGCACCTCAATCATTATAGTCCGTTTCTCCGTTGCCATCGCTTAAATTTCGATAAGTAAGTAACTGATGTAGATAGTGATGTCGCTGTTGCCCGCTGTGGGGTTGCCACCGTTCACGGAAACAATCACGTCCGATGCCGCGCTGATAACTCCGCTGCTTTCATAGTCAAGATTCACGAATGTGCTGCTGCTGAATCCAAGAACGTTATCGGTGAAAATCGGCTTTACTCCGCTGAATCCAACCTCTAAATCAATGTTGGTGGCATAGGGCACGCTATTGTAAGTGGCTTTCATCTGTGCTGAAACTAACTGCACATAGTACCCCGTTGGAACGGTCAGCCCGAACGCTCTCGGCGTTGTGAACAATGTCAGCACTTGCGCGGTTGGGATGGTCAGCTTGGCGTATTGAATGCCGCCCGTGCCATTAATGACCGTGTCGCTTTTGCTTATCGTTATCCCCTGCACCCCTATCGCGGTCACGTTCTGCACCCCGTTAGCCACAATACAATTAGACCCTATCAGCGTCACGTTCTTGGATGCCCCGACCGTGTTGCCATCGCCCTGCACAAAGAACCCGACCGCGTTAGGACTGACCACGTTGCCCGACCCGATAACCTTGCCCTGAAAAGGCTCGAATTGGTTGCCGTTGAGTAGCGTCTTGCCGCTTGCGTTCGGTGCTTTCTCTTCCAGCTTGCCCTTGCCCAATGGCTTGCCCGACCCTTCCGCTACTGACTCCGCACCCTTGAAAGCGATGTCACCCGCTTTGAATAGTTCTACTTTGGTCAGGCCCGATTTGAACGGGTTGTAATTGATGACCTTGTTGAGGCGGTAGTACGTTTGGTCAATGAGAATGGTATCCCTGAAATCCAGTTGGTGAATGTCCAACGGAGTGAGCAGGAACATGGCCGTGATTAGCTTGCTATCCTTAGACGCTATCTCTAAGAATTGCCTTTCGTGGTACGCTTTGAAAAGGTTGTTGTTGGTGAATTGTATAGGCCCTGTCGCACCGTTGCCCTGATAGTAGTACTCAAAGGACAGCCCGAAGTTTATATCCAGTGTCGGGGTAATCGGGTTGTTCCAATGGCCTGCATAGGGGTACGTGGTGCGCAGAATATCCGTTAGCCCTTGATGCCTCCACATTGGATTAGACGGCAACAGTCCACCGTAGTACAGGATGCGGACGTTATGGTCTATTGACACCGCCCCGTTGCTTATATCGGGGTCGTAAATCTTCGGGATGATACGCGAACTTGCCCCGTCATTTGCCAACGGTGTAGGGCTGAACTCAATCTCATTGACCTTTTCCGCAGGCACAAAGTCGTTATCTATATCCAGCCTCCGAGTGCCGTATGACCTGCCAAAGCTACTTTGATAGCGTTGGTTGTAATAGTCCTCGTCCTTTGTGTATGTGTAGATGTATTCGCGCCCGCTTAATAGGCCCATCGGTGTGATGTCGATGGCCTGTGACCTGTCCATCTTATACGTCCAATCCCTTAGCTGTCCCGCTGAATAGAACTCGTCACGGGTATAAAAGTGATACAGGTCTGCCACGGTCTTGTCGGGAACCATGTACAGGTTGAACATTTTGACGATGCTCAAAAAGAAATCTTTAATGGTCAGGTCAGGAAGCCCGAAGTTCATTCTTAGCGTCTGCCCAAGTCCGAGAAACTGCTGCGCTACGTTCACCTGCACGGACGAACCCGACAAAAGGAACGCATCATTGAACACCAAGAAGTTGCCCAACGGTACGGTGTAGCGCAATGTCACCACGTCACCCGCGCTAAAAGGAAGGTCAGGGAACGTGAAAGCCATGTCGGTGCTTACTGAAAAGCCTATCGGGTCAACCGTTTGCGGTAGGTTGAATTGCATGGGCTGTGAATTGTACACAGCCCCATTCAGCCTCATCACCATTAGAATATCAAGCGGTGCCGTGTTGCCTCCGTTAGATGTCTTTTCAACCCTCACTTTCATCAGCCCCGAAAAGCTGTAAGTTCCCGATTCGTTAATGGTGAACTCAGACGTGAGCAAATCAAGCTGCCCGTTTTCATCGAGCGTTGTTTGATTCATGTCGTACAGATACCCCGTTGGCGGTTCGGGCAACGGGTACAACTCCCTATCTATGGTTCTGTTTGCGAATACCTCCCGATCCCTTATATCTTGGTCGCTCAGTTCAATGCTTGCCGACCAAGGAATGATAAGCCTGTCAAACTCAAAGCCGTCTGCCTGCGTGTCGTTAAGAATGCTACCTGAATAAGTAGCCCCCGCCACCGCGAACATCTTATTGAAGTACTCCTTTACATAGACCGCAGGGCGTTGATATACGGCAGGGTATGTTCTTATACCATTGGCATCTACAAGGCCCGTTGAGAATCCGTAGTCAATCAAAGGATATACATACCCATCGCCTATCGGTGCGCTCCAACTTGCCTCTTGATTTGCCTGCGTTAGCGCATGATCAAACTCACTAAGGTCAATGATATACTTCGGGTCGCCATTGATGTCTAACTCAACCTCGTTCATCTTCTTGTCACCCCACGCCCCGAACAGGTCAATGAGGCGGCCTATAAATACAACCTCGTATTCAATGCGTCCGTCCGTTACGCTTATCCTGCGTAGTTGCATAGACCCATCCAACACGGGTAGGCTGTTCTGCAATACTTGAACCGATGCCTTTTTGTTCGGGTTGAAGTTCACCCCGATGTTGTCGATGTTCGGGTCGAACGGGTTGGCAATGTCGGCCTCAAACAGATTACCGAACAGGGTATTATTGTTGGAAGTGCCGGGGCATTTAATCGTCTTAGTGTATTCGGTCTGCCGCTTGTCAGGTTCGCGAATGTCAGACACGGAGTAGTTGAACGAGAAGTCCAAGCCCTCGAACACGTCCAACCGATGCCCACCCTCTACAATAACCTCCGTGCCTATCATTGCCCCTGCATGAAGTTATCAAGTGATCCCTGTATTTCCATCTCAAGGTTAAACACCCCGTCCTGAACCCCGCGCTTTTGCCTCCATGATTTGGTATTCACGTTCACCGCCACGTAGCTACTGCCGTTTTCGATGAACACAACGGGCGAAATGATAAGGCCGCGCAGGTGTTCCAGTTCGGCATCGGTCAGGTTGTCCGTTGCTATCGTCTTAGTCGTTTCAACTTTGATATGGTAATCAGTCGTGCCACGGCTCATGATGTCGTAACCGTAACTCCCGCCCGTTAGCACGTTCTTCTGCTGTTTGAATTGCCGCCTATCAACGCTGTCCTCATCGTAGGACTTCATGTCAAACGTCCAAGCGTCGAACCCGCCCGAACGGTTAAGCCAGTGCAGACGGGTAGGGGCGTACTTATGGCAGTCGGACACGTTGAAGCTCCAAGTCACGTCCGTAGTCGCCCCCGTTGTCGTTGACTTGAATACCACCTTGTAGGACTGCACCCCGACAAATGAGATAGGCGAAGCAATAGCGGCAAGGTCACGCGGACCAACACCTACCCGAACCCTCGGCCTGCTGTACTCATCGCCTCCCACCGATGGCAGACCCGTGAACGAAAGGCCGAACGGATTGGCCTGCACGGGGTCAGCGGCAAGCGGAGTGCCTTGCAGGTCGGGCAGCGGGTATTTTGTAATGGTTGCGCTTATCGGGGCCTGTGCCTGCCCGCTAAGGAAGTGCGCCCAGTAGCTTTCATCCGTGCCTATCTTGTAAAGCGTTGGCGTGAACGCGGTAAGCGGCTTGGATAGTCCGTTCTGATAACTGACAAAGCTGTTGGGGTTGTAATTCGCAAAGGCAAGCGTTCCAAGTGCCGCATTCCACACGCATTTAGAAGGTGGGGTAAATTCGTTCTGTGTGACCCATACGCCAACACCAGTCGGCAAGATGGTGTACTTCTGACTTTGGAAGTTCACCACGTACCAATGTATGCTGTTCGGTGCAAGTAGCCACGGCCCTGCGCTTGTCATCGGCCCGTGGTCGTAACTCACAAATCCCTTCAGTACCTCGGACGGGTCGAACACCACCCGCCTCTGCGTGTTATCCCTGAAGCGGATATTGAACCGCGCCACCTCCACCGTGCCGTTAGTTAGGCTAATGACACGGCAAAGCATACGCCAGTCGTTGAGACTGCCCGATGTGTCCGTCTCCCTTACCACCCACGGGCTTTGATTGTAAAGCGGGGTGTAGGTGTTGGGCTGTTGGTCGAATACTAATGCCATAATGCTAAATGCGTTAAACCCGTATGTCGTTTATGCGTTGGTCAATCATTGCCAGCATATCATCCAAACTGCCATTCGCCACCGCCTGCACCATGTCGTCTATCAAATCAGACTCCACCACGTTCTTGAAGAAGTTGTTGCCCTTAGTTCCCTCGCGGCCTATCTTACGGGCTATCATGAACGCCAACGCCTTACGTTCCTTCTCCCCGAACGCCTTGTCACTTGCCCCGAACCGTATCTTATCCCGCACGTTGGGATAGGTCAACCATTTTTCTATTGCCGTTATCGGTGGCCGCTTGCCTGCCTTACGTCCTCCATCGACCGCGCCCCAATAGTCTAGACCGTCAACAAAGAACCCCGCGCCTTGGTCTTTCAGCGTTAGGGCGATGCTTTCATTCAATGCCCCGCTTGCATTGCTGTTGTTCTCGTTCAGCCCCTCAACGAGACGCTGAACCATTAGACCACCATAGACCCTCAGTGCCGCCTCAGCGTTTTTGAACTCCCTTGCCATTTGCCCGTTTCTCTAGTTGCCTTTCGTATTGCTCCATTAACTTAAAGAACGACATGGTATTGAGCAGTTCAATCACGTTCATGTCGAGGTAGAAGCTCCAAAGTTCCCTCCTCCCGTTGGTGAGGTTGTGGACGCTGTAAAGCCACCCGAACTCTTTGATGAAAGGTTCAATTCCTTTTCGGCCTGTGCCTTCATCCGTTGCCCTTCCTTCATCAAATAGGCCGCTATATTCTTTGCGAATCTTAGATAATCCTGCAAAAAAAAATCCGTGACAGGCGTTACCACGGTCACGGGTAGCTTCCGCATCTGCTCCGCCACCTGTGCATGGGTCGCCCCGTTGTACTTCTGTTTGATGAACCCCCACTTCATCGGGGTAGCATAGCAGGCCATGATCAGATGCATATTGTCGTCTACCTTGTCCACGTCCTTAGTGAGTGCCATGATGTCGATGTACTGCCCTCCCGTTATCTTACGGGCGTTCGTCTCGACGTGATACATTGTTCGGCCTATCAATACGCGGTCTCTTAGCTTGCCACCTATGGGGTGCTTCAGGAACGCCAACGCCTGCATGCACTTACCATGCCCCTCCCGTGTCAGGGATTGAATGTCGTTCATGTCCGCACCTGAAAGCGTGCTGATGATAGCGCACTCCACCAGATACGGGTCGGCCTCTGACTTGAGTAGCTTACGGATGGCCTGCCATTCGCCAAGCGTGACCGCATCCCATGATGTAGGTAGTTTGATTTTCATAGCCTGCTCATTCTTATTTTGTTCACTTCGCGAAGGTCGTAGTTCGCAAGGACGTACTCGCGCAACGCCTGCCCCTCCTCTTGTATCTGTTCCACACTCATAGCCCTTGCCTGCTCTATTGCATCTTTCCAGTTGCTCACCTTATGGATACCAGTAGCGTTATCCGTGTAGGGGTGAACGTCCTGCACGAATATCGGTAGCCCCTTCATCCCCGCCTCCAATATCTTCAGATTGCTCTTGTGCCTGTTGAATGTCGTGTCTACTAACGGTGCAATGGCAATGTCAAACTCCTCGTATAAATACGCGTATTCGCTTACGTGTTTACCTTTCACCATCTTGCACGGTATCTGCTTGGCGATGGCATTCCATTCGGGGTCTGCACTTGCCCCGCATATAACAGGCTCAACGTCTGCCCATGCGCCCCGTGTCAGCATCAGATCGGCCTTGTGAGTGATGCCTCCCGCCCATCCTATCCTGTTCTGATAGTAGTTCTTTGGTTGCCATTGGTGTTCCGTTGGGTCGATGGCGTTGGGTATCACATGCACGTTCTTGTTGAGCGGTCTGACCTTAGCGGCCAATAGGTCGTGCGTAGTCCACACCTCATCTGCAAGGGTCAACGCCTCCATTACCCGCGCTTGATACCGCTTGTTATCGGGATGCCTGCCCAGATAGTGGTCACGCTTCATAACCCAATAGTCATCCACGTCAACGATGACCCTTGTTCCCGCGTCCTTCAGGTCGTTGATTAGTTCTGCCTGCGCTTTGACCGGCAAGGAACGGTTAAACATTACCACGTCAAATCCGTAGTTGAGGATTGAGAGGTCAGCCCCAACGCATCGGGTCACGTCGTAGCCCGTTAGGTGTAGGGGCATTAGTAGGCGATGGTACTCAACCCCGCTGCATTCTTCCTGCGTGATGTATGCTATCTTCATTTGATTGCGTATGTGCCGCTTCTGGCGTTTAGTTTTTCCATGATGCAATACCGTGCCGCGTCAATGGCATGGTTAAAGTAGTCAATCGGTTCGTTCGTTTTGCTCCCGTCCTTTTCAGTACGCCACACGTAGCCGCGCAGTTCTTTGATCAGGTTCGTGCTGCTGCTCGTGACCATGATAGGCATCTGCTGCATCTTATCCAATCCGATACGCACGCTGTCGGGGCCTTTCTTGCATGGCCTTATCCTAAACCCGTGCCGCCTTAAGTCCTCAACGCTTTTAGGCTCTGCGCTGTCGGCTATCGTTTCCCATTGCTTGTAAGCGGATAGCTTGGCCGCGATGTCGGCATTGGTCAGGCCTGTTTCGTATAGGACTTCATTAAGCCACAACTTGCCGTCAAACTCCATAACCTCCACGAATGCGGTCGGGTCGTTCGTAAAGCCCCAGTCGAGGCCGTATGCTTTCCACTTGAACGTTGCCGGCATCTCATCGACCTGCTGCCAATTATTGAACACAACCCCCTGCAAACTGCCCACCTCCCCAAGTCCGTAAACCCTCCACCAGTTGGCCCAATAGGTTGAGGTTTCCGCCCTTGTACGTGCCGCCTCGATGTCCGTCCGTATGGTCAGTGGTAACGCCTCGTTATCGGTGTAGTTGAGGATTATCAGTTCGCTATCCTCATCCTTCAGGACTTCGGTGTGCGCCCAAAATTCAGCGGTCGGGTTGAAGTCAATGAAAATCTCGTTGCTCGTTCTTATGCTTAGTTGGTGGTACGCTTCGAAAGGTATATTGTTCGCCTCGTTGATGTATAGGACGTTCCTTCTTGCCCCCCGTAGTTTGCCCTCTTGGTCTGCGCTGAAGAACTCGATGTAGCTGCCGTTGACGAATGAGTAGGTGAGTAGCGACCTGTTCCAATTGCCGTCAATGTAGCGGCCTGTCATCTGCATCACTTTGAGAAAGTCCTTCATGGCTCCCCTCCGAAGGTGCGGGATGCTTTCGGATACCACGCTGATTTCAAGTCGTGGTGTCCGTGCTGCCATGTCGATAAGGATTGGCAGTATCCCGAACGTCTTGCCCGCGCTTGTGCCGCCCTGAACGACCCGCTTGCGTGCGGTCATCTTGCGCAGCTTCTTGATAGCTGTGGTGTAGACGAAACTCATTCACCGAATAGCGGCTGCTCCCTTACCGTGACCTCTGACTTGTCCGTTAGGCCGTTCAATCGTTGGGTAATGCTTGGGTTGTAGTTCCCAAGTAGGCCGCCTGTGATTTGGTCGTGGCGTATTTCTTCGCGTATATGCGAACAGATAGTCACGAAGTCATCGTAAAGCCCGTCCTTGTTGAGAAAGTATTGCCTAACCATCCCGTACTTATCGTAACACCAAACGCTGAACCCCTCCATTGTAAGAGGTAGCTTTGGGTAGTCCTCAACCCGTTCCCCGTCCTTGCCTACGTATTGCACCCTCGGCCATTTACGGGCCTCAATGTTCAATGATTCCTTGTACTTCTCCCATGCTTGGAGTAGTTCGTCAGGGTGCTTAAATATCCGTGTAGGGTGCATGGCTTACCAAATCTCAGATGTGCATATCCTGTCACCGATTAGATAGTCATCATACGGCATTGACGAATAGCCTGTATGCGTGTACCTCGCACCACTACATTCGTTGTCGATGGTGTAGGTGTATCGGTTGCTGCCAAGTGAGTGACTGAATGAGATTTTCTTATCTCGGAGAATGCCACAATTCGGGTCACACTCCACATCTGAAGTGCTGCACCCCGTTAGGGCTATCGCTGCAAATAGTAGTGCCTTTCTCATTTGATGCGCTTTGCAGGTACTCCCGCGTATGTTCCTGCCTCTGTGATGTCATGCAAAACTACGCAATTCGCGCCAATGATTGACCACGGGGGTATTGTAACGCCCTCCCTTATCACAGCATTGCTACCTATGTAAACGCCTTCTCCGATTTTGCATTTGCCCGATACCCTTGCTCCTGGTGCAAGCGTAACGAAGTCTCCAATAATGCAGTCGTGACCGATGTCGGAGTGCAGGTTAAGGTGTACGTGCTTTCCGATGGTGCAGTCCGTTGTGATAACGGAGTACGGACACATGATAAGCCCGTCCGCTGATGCGCTCTGTTTGATAGCCGTCTTGTGTACTACGGTCGTGAACCGTTGGCCGTGGCGCAACCCTTGAACAACCTTTGCTCTTGCGTTGGGGTCTCCGATTGCAACCACTGCCATTGAACGGTCGGGGTCTAATTGTGATAGGGGTCTGTTCGGTGGTGTTGCGAGATGGTCAGACACGTAGAACGTTAACGGGAACAGACCCGTGGCCTGTGACATCAAAGCCCATTGCTTCACCTCACGGGCAAAGCCTCCCGCGCCTATTATTGCCAGCTCATACATTGCCTTTGGTGTAGATGGGGAACTTGGACAAGTCGGGGTAAGGTAGTGACTTGTCGGGATTGTGTATCGGGTTGCCGTCCATGTCGTAGAATTGCCTCATGTCGCGCAGGCCACGTGCGGCAAGTTCGGGCAGTAGGTAGAAGTTCCACCCTATCATGTCGAGGTGGTCATCATGGTAACTGCACTCCCGCCTCCCGCTGAAGCGTGTGCGTTTGAACCAAAGATACGCTTCATGGTTATCTGTCAGGATAGCCCCGCCCTTGCCTATCTTCAGGTGCTTGTACGGCCCTGTAAATGATAGGCATTGATATTGCCCTTCGCGGTACATGGATGCCGTGAAGCGAAGCGCACTATCCCACACGGTCGTTGTGCCTAATTGGTACTCACCTGTTAGCATACGTTCGGACGGGGTGAACTCCACCTTGCCCCCAGCGTGCAGTATCTCGCACGGCACGGACGGGTAAGTGTGTGACGGGATGGTCACGGTCTGCCCTTTGATGCCTACGTAGGTGAGCGCAAGAAATAGGGCGTTGCTTTGGTTGTCAACGGCCACCGCATACTTTGCCCCCGTGTATCTGCAAAGTTCAGCCTCAAAGGCGCGGGTCACATCGTATAGATCCATCCCATCGGGGTTTGTCCGTTGCCGTGCAGTATCGCAGGCGTGCGGCCCGTTAGCTTGTTAACCACCAAGCCGTCCTTAATATCAAAGTCCGTGCCCTCGTATCCGTTGGCGTGTATCGGATGGCCTTGCCGTTTGGGGTCGTGGTCGAATGCGATGGACTGGAACAGTTCACACTTCAAATCCAACGCGATAGGGAACCCTTCGCCCACCGCTTTGAGGTAGGCATCCATAACCTCGGCCTGCCCGTTGGCATGGTCGTGCAGCTTGTTCAGTCCGTAACGCTCAAAGAACTCAATAGCCAACGCAAGCGGCCCACCATACACACCGTTGTTCAAATAACGCCACGGTGATTTGAGACGTGGCCCGAACTTGTACAGGGCTGCGCGGTCGGGGTATGGGTAACACGCTTTTTCCGTTGACCATAGTAGATGGTCGGTCGGTACGGTAAACGGGCGTTGGCAAATCGTATCGGCTGCATCTGCATAGGCGAAGGTTTCATGACCCGTGGCCGCACGTTTGTAGCATTCGTATAGTCCGCGAAGGATAGCCCCGTTGCCCGTTGGGATGCGGTTGACAGCAACCTCAAAGCCGTGACGCTCAAAGGATGCAATCATGCGGTCAGTGCCAGCGAACGGCTTGTAAATGTTAGTGATGATTACCATGATGCAGGTTCATAAACGGGCCTCTGCCCTGTTTGATACTGATGTCTGATTGTGTTGAAGGCTACCATGTCCTCCCCCGCGTGCTTGTGTTTCCATCCTTGATACGCTGTCTCCCCCGTGTCGATGTGATCTATGTCGATGTGCGGAAGGAACGCATTGTAAAAGCCCGCCACCTCGCAACGTGTCGCGGCAAGGCAATCGTCAAAACCATACAGACGCGGCTGGTAAAGGTAGCCTATCTTATCCAACAACGCAGAGTTGAACATCTGACAAGTACCCATAACGTGCCGAACCTTCTCCACCACCACCCACGGAGTACCTGCTACGTGGGGCAACATCTGAAGCGTTGAACGGTAGAACTCATCGGGATGCGTTGGCGATTCCAAACAGTCCTTCCGCTTCAGACCGATGATGCCAATGGTCGGGTCTAATGCGATGGCGTTCTCCAGTTGGTCGGCCCATCCCTTCGCGTGTATCACCACATCGTTATCCATCTTCACGCAATGCTCCCCATCCTTGCGCAGTTCCCATCCCTTGTTAACCGCCTTTGCCGTGCCTACATTCTCAGGTAGGGTGATGACCGTGAACCCATGGTATCCGCTGAACAGGTCGAGAATGCGCTTAGTGTCTGCACAGCTTCCGTTATCCACGATTACCACGCGATGCCTGTCAAGGTTAACCGTGTCAAGAATGCTCTTAAGCGTCCGTGCCGTGTAGTCCGTCCTTCCGTTCTCATCGGTATCCCATACCGCCATCGCTATCAATGCCATTAGTCCAGTACCGTTTGTAAGTAAATGCCTATTTTCTCAACGCACGACCCGCACGTCCAACTAACCATGAACCCGAAGCCCGTTACCTTTTGTGCCAGTCGGTGATACTCCGCCCTTTCATCGAACGGTATATCACCGCTAAACTGCGAACACGCAAGGCTGCGAATGATAGCGGCCCGTTCTTGCAGCCATGCACGCTCATCCTCTGTTAGAACATGCCCCGCCATTTGTGCCAGATTAGTTGTCGTGTAAGTAGTGCCGTGCCGATAAAGATAAGGCAATCCGTTGGCAGATAGTGAGTCACGGCCCATGCTAACGAAAGCCAAAAGGTCATGCACATCTCGCAGTTGAATGGCTTGTATGGGATCCGCTTAGTGAATTGAACGACTGCCGATGCAATCACTGCCATACACATAGCCGCAAGTAGTAGCTTCATAGTTTGGATTTGATTTGATTCCTTACGCTTGTAACCGTTGCGTGTATGCTGCTGACGGGTATCCTTGTCGCCTCCGATGCCTTACGGAACGACCCGCTTTGAACGTACAGCATGAACATCTCACGGTCGTACCAATGTAGGCGTTTCAGTTCCTGTTCAATCTGTCGTGCCGTTTCGTCTATGTCAGTGCTATACTCATCCGCTTCAATGTCTGCCACGTGCACGTTGTCGTCCGAACGCTCGGAGTATTTGCCCGTCACCCGCTTGGATGCGGTCATGTTTATGATTGTCCGCACGCACCAAAAATCAAAGTAATTGCTTATCCTTTCCAGTTCCTCATCGCTCTTGCCGCAAATGACTACCCCCACCTCTTGCAGTACGTCCTCCCAAACATCGCCTGCCGTCCGTTTTGCCAACCTGCGAAGGGATGGGTCAGTCGTTAGGTGAATGTATAGGCGTTCTTTCACGGGTGCAATTTAGCTATTTGCCCTTTGGCGTTGCGATAGTAGAGGTCTTTCTGTTCGTTCATCATCCTATCGTTCTCATCCATCGCTGCCCTCATGGTCTTCTCGCATTCGTCACGCAATCGGTCGGCCTGTTTTGCCTCGGCCTTGGCGTGGTCACATTCGGCAATGGCCTTGGATAGGTCTTTGTAGGCGTGGTGCAATTCGAGCAGGGTATCCTGCACCTTGCCCTTGTTCGCAATAGCCGCCACCGCTTGCAGTATGTTGGCAAGCAGTAGCAATGTAGCTGTCACTCCGAGGATTGTGGTCATGGCTCAGTCGTTTTGCAGGGTTACGGATTCGTTGGATGGGAGTGGTTGGAACTCTGACAAAACCCAATCCTCAGATAATTCACCAAAAATGTTACACGTGTCACCGATTTCTAAG